CAAACGCCGTGATATAGGCCAGAAGTTCAAGCTCTTCATCCGGCGTTAGCGGCGCGTCGTCAATGCGGGGCGGGTTCGTAGCCATAGGAAACCTCACGGGGAGTGCGTTGCCCAAGAAGCTCCCCCGCTTTAGCGGGGAGAGTGCGTCACTACTGCGTTATCCCGGTCACATAGTCACCACGCACGAGTTGCTCCTGCTCTTCCTCGGTGAAGCCCAGCGACGGCAGCGACACAATGCCCTCAATGGCCATGCCCGCCGTCGTGTAGCTCTGGATAATCGCCGCCCGGCGCGATTCAGTCAGCAGCGGGTCAACGCGGTTGAACTCCTTCCATTGCACCTCGATAGTCTCACCCGGCTTTAACTGTGGGATGCCCGTGCCATAGGCCGCGCCGACCTTAAGCGCCGTTATCATGACATCTTCCCAGCTATTGCCGATGCTGGTCGATAGTGACGTGACCTTCGCCACAAGCTGACTATCATCGGCGGCTTGCGTCTCGGCCGAGGCGACCTGACCCGTCACCTGAAAATACGGTAACGGGATGCGTGACACTTGCGAGAGGCGCATAACGTTGTCAGAAACGCGCTTCTGCAACCCGCTCAGGTCGCCCGGCGGCACGCTGCCCCATCGCGCCCCCTCAGCCGACACGCTCAGCACGTCACCGGCGGCGACCACCTGACCGTCAGGCCACTTGGCGCCGGTTAGCGTTAGTACCTGCTGCCCGGTCTTGTCGGCCGATTCAGTCTCGTCCAGCACCGCCTTATTGATCATCTGTTGAATGGGTATCAGCGCTTCCAGTTCGCTCTCACCCCAGTTGCCGCCGTCGTCGCCCCAGCGGAAGTGAATGACGGGGATAATCCCCGCTTCCCAGCGCACCGGCCACGCGCCGTCGCCCTCCTCGATAAACGGCTCCCACACGCCGCGCTTGTTCATGATGTACTTTTCGATAGCGTCCAGCTTGTAGACGTTTAGCCGTTTGACGGCCTCCATCCGGCCGTCGGCGTTGAATCGCCGTTCTGTCCATCGCTTCGAGGCGGCCGTCATCTCGCGACGGCGATTGCTCAGATAGTGAACCTTCACTCCTTCGTCGCCGTCGTAAGCCGTTTCATGGGTAAATACCGGCATGTTGGTCTCGTTATCCCACGACACGATGATATAGGTATCGCCGTCTTTGACACACGCGCGATGGGCCTGCGTCATCACGCCGTCCATCCGGTTGGCCGCCCACCACTGCGCGAGCAGCCCGTCCTTACCGCCGATGCCGTCCGGCCCGTCGAATCCTTGCACGTGCAACCGCTCCACGCACACGTCAACCGGCAACCGAAGATAATTCATGGCGAACTCGAAATGGCTATCGACGGCCAGGTATTCCCGCTGCCTGTCGGTCAGCGGTACGCCCTGTTCGCCGTCATACCATTTGCGCAGCCGGACATAATGCTGCTGCTGCTTTTCGTCGTCATCGGCCAGCCACCTCGCCAACGCCAACGCCGCGCCGTTGACGCGCCCGATGCCTATCCTGTCACCTTGCGTAAGCTCTTTGAACATATCTATTCACCTCTACCACCGGCGGTTCCGTCGCCGCCCCATACCATGCCATAGCCAGCGCCATAACCGTGTCGTCGTGCATGCCGGATGGCGCCCCATAGCGCATCAGCCCGGCCGGGGATCGTTCCATTTCGTAACTCTGCAATTCGTTAATCAGAACCGCATCGGACAATATCGCCAGCGCGCCCTGCTCAAACGCCAGTGCCAGCGCGTCGATGATCGCCGCCTTCGTTGCGTTGGTGGTCGTAAACCCCTCAACCGGCAGGCCGTCGCGCAATAGCTGCTCCACCATCGGCTGGCCCATTGCGTTGGTCTCGGCGATAACACGTTCCGGCCTAAATCGCTCGTATGCCGCCAATACGCGGCCGCGCTGGACGGCGTAGTCGATCTGATTGAACCGGTCGCGGTATACAAGCTGGTTCAACGTCGCGTCAACGATAGCCAGCACGGTGAAGTCCCGCGACCGCGCCCAGTCAATACCCATGATGTATTGGTGACCCGGCGCGGCGCTATCCTGCGGCGTTGCGGTTGCGGCCTCCATGATGCGGCGAAAGACCGAACCGATCTCTTCATGGAATATGCCGAGGATTTCCTGCTCAAACACTCGTTGCGGCATTTGTCGCCACATCTGAACGATTTCAGAGAATGGCACGTGCGGATTTTCCAGCGGGTGGGGATGCGGTTTCAATTCACCATTGACTATCTTCACACCGCGCGTCGGTATCTGCCACGCCATGTAATCGTCGTGATCCTGCGCTTTGCTGAATTCGTGATAGAACCAGTTGCGGCCCTTCGGCGTGCCAATGCCCCACGCCCAGCCGCCGGTGTCTATCAACATCGGCCGCAACACCTCCAGCCATGCATCGCCCTTGATGAACGCGGCCTCATCCATGACAACGCCGTCGGCTGTGTAGCCGCGCACGTTATCCGGGTTGTCCAGACTGCGAAAAATAATCGTGCCGCCCGTTTGGGATATTTCAACCATCATGCGCGAGAGGTTGAACACGGCGACGTTGCCGATTGCCCGCTTCACCTCCGCCATGCCGATACGAACCTGATCATACGTCGGAGCGCCCCAAATGTACGTACCGCCTCGAATGGCAGCTTCAACGACAATCGACATGGCGAGCGTCGTCTTGCGCCATCGACGACCGGCGCTGAGCCAGTTGAAGCGGCGGGCGTGTTGCAAGACATGCCGCTGGCCCGCGTGCGGGGTGGGTAGCTTAATCTTGCGGCTCGTTTCGCCAATCATTAACGTATTCGACCTGTAGCGGCCCGCCGTCCTTGCCGCTGACCTCGACCGTTTGCGGCGGCGGGCCGTAGGCGTACTTCAGGAACAACTCACGGTCGCGCGGGTTTTTGCTCGACGCCAGCGCCCGGATCACCGCCTCAATCACTGTCACCTTGTGGCCGTCGATGATGAGCGGTTGCCCGCCTTGCTTGACCTCCTCGGCCGCTATCTGTTGCGCCAGCTTGCGCAGCCTGTCGAAGTTCTTGGGACGGCCGTTGCGGTTCATGCGCGGGTCGGCTTTCTTGAACGGCTTTAGGTTCTGCTCGTTTGCCATGTCACAGTTGTTTCACAGTATGGTCGATCAATATCTCTTGCCGGATGTGCCGCGCGATGGCTTCCATGAATAGCGGCGGTACGCTGTTGCCCATGCGAGCTACGGCAGCTTCGTAGTCAGTCGGCATAACAAAGTCATCAGGAAACGATGAAATCCGCTTTAGTTCTCCGATGCTCAAATTGCGCTCTTCTTGCGGATGCCAAATTGTTATGCCGCCAAAAGTTACGCTTTTTTGCAGCGTCATGCTCGGTCCGGTCATCGGCAATCGAACATAACTAAAATGAGCATTGCTACGTTCTGTTCTGGCAAGATTGCTGCCAGGACGAACTTTCTTCATGCGGTCGGCCAAGAGTCCTCTTGGCCGACCGCATTCGTCTACAGCAGCGCCAGCTATTGCTAGGCTTGCATCGCACGGTCTATT